GGTTACAGAGATGTGTAACTGAGGTTCAGGTACAGTTTAGAGATGAGGAACCAGCATGGATACCTTATGAAACATTATTAGCAATTAAGGAGAATGAAGTTGAGTTCCAAAGACAAGTAAAGGAGTCATATCAATGACTATTTGGCAAGACTACATTGATGCTCTCTTTGATACATTTCCACAGTTAAAGATAACTGAAGAGTGGGCAAGATGGGAAGGGAAAGACGCTGAATTGATAGCAAACATCCGAACAGGTAAGCACTTCCTAAAGGCAAGAGAAGCACATATAACAGATCCAAACGCTGACATATACAATACCATACTCTATCCTAAAACAGGGGCTAAGGTTCCATGTGGACTCCTACCTTGTTTTGGTATGGATTTAATGAAGTTTAGTGATAGGAAGGTCATCATAGTATTTGATTTCCAACATCCAATAGAAAACTTCCTATTCTCTGTTGATGGTTTACCTAAAGATGATGGTAAGTATAGATTCTTTGAGATGGGTAATCACTTCTCTGAAAATATCTTTGTAAGATACTGCAAACCAGAGGAAGTTAATGCTTATTTGTCGGAATTCAAACAATACTTAGCAAAGTATAAGGAGATGATAGATACCAATGAGCCTGTGGGTGAAGATACTACAGCGTATAGTGACTTTGATACATATATGACTAAACTTGATCCTGTTAGGGGATACCTAAAGACCAAGTTTGGTGAAGATAAGTCAGAATCTTTCGTAAACGATTTCCTTTTTTCCTACAAATGAGAACCCAAAACAAAGAGAACTACTACTATATTTTCTGGGTGATTGCTATGGTTGCTTTCATAGCACCTCAAGTAATGACTGCTATAGCATATCAAAGACTTGGTGATATTCTTAGTAAACCTATTCAAGTTGAAGTTGTGAATCCTATGAGGATAAAGATGGGAATATGATATTAAAAGAGTTTAGAAGTAAAAGACCTGTTTCCCCATTTGCACCTAACTGGTTCTTTCATGTTGGGGAAAAGGATGTTACTGATATTGATTGTGATAAACTTAAGGATTATCTTTTATCTAAGTTGGATGAGGTTTTATCCATAGAGGATGATTCTATTAATGACCATGCTTATGGTACTCAAATAGGAAAGGATACAACAACTGCTAGGTCAGGTTTATATAATATATTTTCTTGGGAACATCCAGAGATTGATAAACTTAAAGATAATATAACTAAGTTTCACCATGAATATTATAAACAATCTTTAGAGAAGGATGATCTACCTCCAGAGTTATGGATTAATGGGTGGATGAATGTTATGAAGAAGGGGCAAGTAATAAGAAAACATGCTCATGGTTACTTAGAGTGGACATATCTTAGTGGACATTTTACTGTTCAGTCAAGTGATACTAAAACTGTTTATGTCAATCCATATGAACATATGACTGATTCCAGAATGATCAAAGATTTAAAATCTGGTGTTTTGGATAGTTATTCTCATAGATTATATGCTGCTGATAATATAGCAGGTAGAATGGCATTGTTTCCAAGTTTTGTTCCACATTTTACTACAACACATGATGGTGATGATTATAGAATTACATTAGCTTTTGATATGAGTTATCATCAAAAACATCCGATTTATATTCCATTATACAAATTTATTGGATCTAATAAGACCTTTACATTAACAGATCCAGGTACTAGGAGATTTAGATGAAACTATTATTTAAGTTAAGAGAGTTTACTTGGGCAATAGTATCTGAGGTAGAGGATTGGTTATATCCTTATCGTACTGATGATACAGAACCATTATGGGCAGAGAATGATAGTGATGATGATAGTGTAGTAACTTATCTTAAAGCACAGTCAGATGCTAATAACGATAGGATAGATAGATTGCAGTCTGAGATGCTATATGTTACTTCCAAGATACATGAGATAAATAGTATGTTAACGAATCTTAATATTGATGAAGGACAAGAAGGCAGCAAAATTATTACTGAAGAGGGCAAAGAAACATCCTGAGTGGTATTCTAAGGATGAGATCAGGTATGCTAAAATAGTAAAGAAAAAAATTAAACTTGGAGAACATAGTGAAGGACAGTTTGAAGATTGACAGGAGAGATGATGGTTCATTTCAGGTTGAGTGGGATAAGAATGATCCTAACTGGAAGTTTATGAATGACTTGACATCTGAGGAGATAGAGAGTATAGTACAGGAAGCAATAAAACATGACCAGAATGAGAGATCCAGACCAGAGTTATTCTCTGACTAATTTGGAATATGCTATAGAGGATGCTTTAACATCTGACTGTACTCCAGAAGAGATCTATGAGACAATTAGAACAACACTTAGAAGAACTCTAACATATCATAGAGTATGTGTTAGAACTGCTAATGAAGTCTTAAGACTTGTTCATGGAACTGAGCATAAGGATAAAGTTATCAGTCTACATGAACAGGAGTTAGATGAAACTTTAGAAGAAAAGCCAATGAATTATCAAGATATGATTGATGCTGGTTATGAAATGAGTGGTGAAGGTATCTGGTGGCCAAAGGATGATAATGTTACAGAAGAAACACCAGACTACAATAATCCTTATGTTTGTGCTAAAATAGATGAACTCGCTGGAGACAACAGAAACTAATGCTAGAAATTAACACTACTAAGAACAAAGAACTAGGATTGTGGGATATAACTGCAACTCTTACATTACCACCAATTACGGTAACTAGATTAAAGAAAGACAAGAATGATGTCGAGTATGAATTGCGTAATGCTTTCAGCGAAGTCATTCAAGAGATCGTAGAAAAGCATTGTGAGGAGGAACTTTAATGCCATTAACACAACAGGTAGAATATTCTCTTCGAGAAGCACAGGAGGCATTGCGAAATTCGCTTGCCTTCTCTGCTAGAAATGAGAAACCCTATGTTAGTAAGCATATTGCTGATATGTTGGCAAATATAGAGAATCTACTAGATGCAGTAGATATTGTGGAGAAACTAGAGAACCGCAAGGATGGTGATAGTGGATTCTTTGGTACTTACTTTGGTAAACCCGAAGAAGATTAAATAAATATTAAGCATAACTAGATTTTATAAGTAGTTATGTTATAATACCAACACAATCACAAGAGGAGTACCATGTATGTAAACTTAGACGAGAGATACTTGTCGTATCTACAGTCAGATAAGAAATTTCACATAGATGGTGTCAACGAGAAACTTGTAAACTATGGTTGGCATTGTGATGGTAACGAGATTAAGGGTCACTACGTTACCACCGAGAATCATAAACTATTTTATGATTTAGATAATAATTTCAAAACAAAAGAAAGCATTAAGCAACCAACCCTAACCTAAATATTAGTGTAAGTATAGGTACTTATTATGAAAACAATAGAAGATCACATTCAACATGATAAAGAGTTGATTGACGATCCAACAGTTAATGCTGCTGCCAGAAGGCATTATAAAGATGAATTACATGAGTTAGAAGAATATGTAGAGCATCACAAGTCCGAAATAGATGCAGGAGATCATCACGATCCTAATTGCTTAGAGTTGTTCTGCGATACACATCCAGATGAACCTGAGTGCTTAGTATATGATGATTAATATCATATAACCACAAGCTTTGTACCAATTTAATAACTGTCATAAGACTCCTTTACAGGGGTCTTTTTTGCTTATATAATATAAGAGTAAATTCAACTAACGCAAGCGTTAGAGAATCCATGAACAATTTTTTCAAAGAAGTCTTAGAACTTCCATACAAGTCCAATTCACAGGACAATCCTTTACATGAACTACAGGTAGAGGCATTACTCAAGAAGCATGGATTGAATTACGTTGCTCAACCCAATGGAATACAGGCATCGCCTGATTTTAGAGTAACACTTGACAATGGTAGAACTGTTGATATAGAGTGCAAATCATCCAAACAAACCTATCCCACATACAATGGTGGTTTACCTAAGAAGGGGGTGGTTTACATATTCAGCAGTAAGAGGTATAATGATACTACTATCTTCTTTGCTGATGATATAGTATCTGATACAAAAAGAGATCTTTATCGTGGTTTACTTCATAGATTAAATGAAGTGTTGGTAGAATACCAAAACGATGAAGATTGGCAAGCAGATGATAGGGGTTTCGACTTCTATATCCGTAACATGTATGTTCAGAATGGTGCTGGTAAGAAAGATTACTTCACTCATGCTGATCGTACTCGTTGTGAAAACAATGTACTTAACCATTCTTGGTAACAAATGGGGGGGGTCTTGACAATCCCCCTTCATTTATTATATAATAACACATGAAAACGAAAAGTTGTGGAACGGAAGCATCCATCGAGTAGTTTTTATCTCTTATACAAATTTGAGGAACATTATGTCCAATAAAAAGAACTTTGCCAATGTATTTGGCATAAAACACTTTGATTACGATAATTTTTTATTACTGGAACAATCACCAGTACAGCGTAATCACAAGAAAAGAGCAGGGGAAAAGAAAACTGCAGATAAACTCAGTAAACTTATTCCTCAACATACCATGATTGCTACCGCAGAATTAACCTGTGATGCATTTGATCCTGTTACTGGTAAGCAATGGTATAAAGGGCAAGTATTTTTAATAGATGCCCACACAAGGAGAGAATTTTGGCGAAAGAATTTATCCGACTTCTTACCCGATAAATTAACTTCTCAACATTATAAAGTTGATACTATTGAAGCAGTAAGAGACTTATACTATACATTTGATAGTGTTGCCAGTTCAGAAAAATCTTCTGACCTTGCTTATGGTGCATGTAGGTATCTTAACATGCCTCTTAAAAACATCAACCTTTATCAAGTTACTGGTTTAACATGGGCAGCACATTATTATAATGAAAAGCAATTCCCTAAAACTGGTGGATATGATGGTAATGGTTTAATTGTCATTTATGGTGAATTTAAGAAAGAACTTAAATTCTTAGATTCATTTGCATGGGAAACTAAAAAAATTGATAAGTTTCCACATCCACTAAAAACTGCTTCACTTCTATTTTTGAAAAAGCATGATGATGACATTGCCAGATCTATTATCGAGAGGGTATATACTGACCAGTATCGGGAGAAGGATGATGAGAAGAGAGAAGATGGTGTTACTGAATTACTTAATTGGGTAAAATGTTATGGCAAGCATAAAGATGCATCATTTGCGGCAAACTATGATAGTATTCCTGTATTGACTGATGGTTTCCTTTATTGGTTAAATCAAGCATATCTTGAAGCAACTGAGGATAAAGAAAGACTCTATAAGAAAGGTAGTTCTATTGGAATGGTTGAAAAATATGCTAAACCTGTTACAATAAATGAATTTGCTCAACTTGATGAAGAATTTAGCGTAGAGGTATGATCTATTCTCTACTTAATGGTAATTGTCAAGATATTCTCTCCACTTATGGAGAGAATACATTTCATTCGTGTATAACTGATCCACCATACGGCATGGGGATGGATGAGTGGGATCACTCAGTTCCAACAGTTGATAT